CGTCACCACCCAGGTGCAGCGCGAGATCAACGCCGACCTGCAGGCCGCCGTCAGCCAGGGCATCCTCAAGGAGCTGCCGCGCACCCAGGACGAGCGCAACGGGCTGCACACGCAGCTGCGCGCGTTCGGCGCGCCCGTGCGCGCGATCGGCGAGATTTTCGAACAGGCGGGCAATAAATACGCGAGCTGGCGGGGCGAGAAACCAGCGCCCAAGCCGCCGTCGCAGCCTGCGCCGCAACCGCAACCCAATCCCGCGGCCACCGCGCCCCGCGTCGAGCTCACCACGGCTCGCCAGGAGCGCCGCGCGGCCATCCCCACCCAGCCCGCGAATGCCTCCGTGCCGCCAAGGCCGGCAGCGCCGCTCCCTGAGCAAACCATGGCTCAGCGGCGCAGCGCGGCCGTGATGGCGATGCGGAAAGCCCGCGGTCAGATCGTGGCGTGAACCCCGTCCTCGTCATGCCCCGCGAAAGCGGGGCATCCAGTAACCCCGGCCTCTCGCTTCTGGCCATGCACGGCGTACTGGATCGCCCGCCTGCGCGGGCGATGACGAGGTTGGTGGTTTGCGCCCATCAATCAGAAAGGAACCCCTTCCATGGCGGGCCAACTTTGGTCTGTCTCCGCGGAAGGTGGCTTCATGTACAGCGACGAACTCTCGGACGTGCTGCGCCAGCAGGTGCAGCCGTTGACGAAGTTCCGCCAGCTGTGTGACGCCAAAGATGGCTCCGAGAAGGGCCTCAACCGCGGCGACATGTATCACTGGAACGTCTATTCGACCGTTGCCACCCAGGGGCGGCAGCTGCTCGAAACCGACCCGATCCCGGAGAGTAACTTCACCGTGCAGCAGCACTCGCTGCAGGTGCAGGAAGCCGGCAACTCGATCCCCTACACCGGCAAGCTCTCGGATCTCGCCAAGCACGACGTCGTGTCGATCCTCGACAAGACGCTCAAGGACGACGCGCGCAAATACTTCGACATCGCCGCCATGCTGCAGTTCAACAACTGCCAGCTGCGCGCCTCGACCGCGACCTCGACCACCTCGATCACCCTCGACACCGGCGGAACCGCCAGCCAGACCAACAACGTCGCGCTCGGCACCGGCCACGTGAAGGCGATCGTCGACACGATGAAGGAGCGCAACATCCCGCCCTACATCGCCGACGATTACGTGGTGATCAGCCACCCGACCACCTACCGCAACTTCAAGAACCAGCTGGAGACGATCCACCAGTACACCGAGACCGGCATCGTCTTCATCTTCAACGGCGAGGTCGGGCGCTACGAATCGTGCCGCTTCATCGAGCAGACCTTCATCCCGAAGGGCGGGGCGGCGGATTCGACCACCTGGGACCCGTACGGCGGGACCGCCGACGCCTGGGACAACGCCCAGTCGTCGTGGGCGTTCTGGATGGGCGGCGACACGGTGACCGAGGCGCTGTGCATTCCCGAGGAAATCCGCGCCAAGATCCCCGGCGACTTCGGCCGCTCCAAGGGCATCGCCTGGTACTACCTCGGCGGCTTCGGCCTCGTCCACTCCGACGCGCTCAACGGGCGCATCGTGAAGTGGGATTCGGCGGCGTGAGCAGGAGGACACAACCATGACCACTGCAACGCACTATGCCGTCCCGCAGACCGAAGTGATCACCATCCCGTCGAACGCCTTCGGCAACTCGACCGCGACCTTCAACTACATCGGCCCGTTCGGCCGCGAAGGCCACGTCGAGGACATCGTCGTCGACATCACCGCCAACATGGTGGGCACCACCAGTGTGCCGGAGATCGACGTCGGCACCGCCTCGGGCGACACGACCTACGCGCAGTACCGCCTCGGCAGCGCCGCCGGGACGGGCTACCTCGCCTCGGCGACGCCCAAGCGCGCAAGCCAGGAGGCGTGGACCGGCAACCCGCCGATCACGCTCTCCGATTTTGCCGGCCATGTCGCGCTCAACAAGGCGCGCATCCCGAAGAACACCGCCTTCGTGATCACGCTCAAGGCCGGCACCGGCGGCTCCCCCGCCGGCACGGCCACCGTGTACGTGGTCATCAAGTGGTTCTAGGCGGCGGCCTGCGGCCGCCGAGCGAATAGTGAGTAGCGAATAGCGAATAGAAAGAGCGGCGAACCAACTATTCGCTACTCGCTATTCGCTATTCGCGCTCCAAAGGAGCCCAAATGTTTGGCCGCCTGCGCAACGTTCCGGAGCGGATCGCGCCCGCGAACCCGCTCCCCGACAACCGCAAGATCCCCGCGACCGGCGATGCCGGCCGCGACGGCTACACCTGCCTCTCCCGCGCCGATCGCGAGACCGGCGTGCGCCCGCCCGCCGGCGGCGGCACCCGCGTCGACTGGCCGCCGGAGACGGACGCGGAAGATTATTCGCCGTAGGGCGCATTAGCGGCGAAGCCGCGTAATGCGCCGACAACCGGCGCAATACGGCCTGCGGCCTATTGCGCCCTACAACAGGAGAATCCCATGGCAAAATCCCCAGGCCGCTTCGGCAAGTTCACCGAGGCCGAGGTCAAGGCCGGCACCGACGCCGGCACCGGCCGCGGCAATCCCAAGCTGCACGAGAGTTCGGGCATCGTCGATCTGCCCGGCTATCGCACCCAGATCATCAAGCGCGCCTATCCGCTCGACACCTCCGACATGGAGCTGCCGAACGAGACCGGCATGGCCGGGTTCGGCGGCTCGGAGACCAACCTCAAGCACTCGCTCACCGGCCCCTCCGCGGTACAGGACAACCGCGGCGACGGCGGCGGCGACGGCAACGAGAGCCCGTACATTCCGAACCATTAAGCAGTTGCCGATCGCGCGCTTGCCGCTTGGTCTGTAATGCAAGCGCGCGATCGGCCGCTAGCTGAGAGACCGGACTGACAATGGAAAATCCTCATCCCTTGCGCCTCGACCGCTCGCGCTATCACTCGAGCGAGCACGGCGACCATCCCAACCGCGCCCGCTTCTGGCAGGACGGCTTGCCGTTCGACGCCCACGGGCAGCTGTGCACCGAATTGTGCAGCGCCGCGCAGATGGCGGCCGCGGACGCCAAGGCGCCGAGGCCGCCAGATGTCGGAGATCAGATGCCGGATGTCGGAAATTCGCTTTCTGACCTCCGACCTCCGACATCCGACATCAGTGCGGGCGAGGTGAATCTCGAACTATGGGCAAAAGGGCAGGCGCGCTACGTGCCGGCCAAGGTCTTCGCCGCCATTCGCGAGCGCTACAACAAGTCGGTGACCACTTTCGCCGACGCCATCGAGTTCCTGGTCAACGACGCGCAGCTCGTCCCGGCGAGCCAGGCCTCGAAGCAGCTGCTCGCCATGGGCGGCGCCGCGCCGGTGCGCGAGGAGGCGTAGCCTCCCCGCCGCCGTCATCCTGAGGTGCGCGCCGAAGGCGCGCCTCGAAGGATGGCCTCCGCACCGAGCCAGCTTCCATCCTTCGAGGCTCGCGGCTGCGCCGCTCGCACCTCAGGATGACGGCGAAGAATTGGAGCGCCCATGACCTACGCCATGTCCTACACGTCGCTCACCGGCGACAAGAACACCGCCGGCTCGATCGCCCGCTGGGTGAACTATTCCAAGCTCGACGCCGACCAAGTGCTCCAGGAGGCGCAATCTCTGCTCTATTCCATGCTGCGCACCCGCGAGATGCGCGCGCACTTCAACTTCGACATGGCGGTGGGCTCGTCGCAGGTCGCGCTGCCGGCCGGCTTCCTCGATCCGATCGGCAAGATCTCCATGCTCGGCACCGGCGCCAAGATCGAGCAGCGCTACCCCAACTTCATCCAGCGCCGGCGCACCTATACCGAGACGACCGGAGTCTTAAGTGCCAATCCGTTCACCACCGCGGCGGGCTCGACCCTCGTCACCGTCGCGCTCGCGAACCACGGCTTCTCGCAAGGCTCGACGTTCTTCACCGCCGGCGCCGCCGCCTTCAACGGCGTGATCATCGCCGGCACCTTCGACGTGGCGGCGATCGTCGACGCGAACGACTTCGCCATCGACATCACGCCGCTCGGCGCGACGCCGTCCGCGAGCGGGGCGGGCGGCGGATCCGCCGCCACCTACGTCTGCGACAACCTCGTCCAGGGCACGCCGATCTACTGGGGCGTGTGGAACGAGACCATCTTCTTCGACGTGGCCTTTGCCCAGCAGACCAACTGCAATCTGCAATACTTCCAATCGCTGCCGATCCTGTCGGCGGCGAACCCGACCAATTTCCTCACCAACCGCTACCCGCACCTCTTGCGCAAGGCCTGCACCGCGCAAGCCTGGGACTTCATGCGCAACGACACCGAATACCAGAAGGACGTGACCGCGCTCTCGGCGCTCGTCGAGCAGACCAACGCCGAGGCCGACCTGATGTACCGCGGCGCCACGTTCGACACGTACCTGCACGATGAGTAGGGCGCATTAGCGCCGCAGGCGCGTAATGCGCCGACATGCGTCACGGCGCATTACGGCTTCGCCTAATGCGCCCTACGAGGATCCCCCATGGCGGATACTTACACCTCGACCCTCGGCACCATCGTGATGGGCATCGGGGGCGACAACAACACCTGGGGCACGAACCTCAACAACGGCGTCTTCCAGATCCTCGAGGACGCGATCGCCAACCAGCTGATCAT